ACGAAAAAAGGCGGGCTTTTATATCGTAATCCTTTTACCGATGAACTGGTTTCCGGAACGTTCCCCGAACCGAGAATGGAAGGAAGCGTCAGCGAAGATGACATTGCCGTGGAAACGGCGGAAGGCAACATGCTCTATCGGAACCCACACACAAATGAAATCGTGTCCGGCACGTTCCCGGAGAGCAGTGATTGTAGTGGTATCACGGCGAATACGGCCGCCGGTGATATATCGTATAGTGCCAGGTTCTGCGGCAGCACTCCTGGCAGTTTATTTTAAGGAAGGAGGATAAGCAATATGCTTGACACAGCTGGCTTCATTGATTTGCGTAAGTTTATCAAACGCAGAATCAATTACGCACGCTATCGTGTGGGCGGCACTTGGTACAAGACATACTTGTCTGACGTGCAGATTTTGCCGAGCGGCACGGTACGGGCGCAGCTTAATGTGAACTCCGGTGGGAGTTCGATTACAGTGAACAGAGTGGAACTGTATAACAACGATGCGGAACTGTGGGCGCATCAGGACTGCAATATCACTCTTACACCGGGACAAACCGGAATCTTGTTCTGGTTTGACTTTACTATCCGAGAGGAGGCAAGTTAAGAATGTACAACCCTACTCCGTGGAAGGACCATGTGACGAGCCCGTCTAATGTGTTCTATATCCACAAGAACAATGATGACACCTACACTATAACCCCGGCAGGGGAAGTTATGCAGCAGGGCACGCCGCAGGACCAAACCAATTTCAACAACATGGAATGTGGTATTTTTGATGCTCACATCAGCCTGGCTGTTCTGTTAAACTTTGCCCGGCAGATGCGGTGGGACGTGGATGCTATCGAAAAATGGATAACCGACCACGATTCCTTTGAGATCGGCACCACAACCATGACGAATTCTTTGGCGTTCCCGTTCAACAATTCCAAGAAGAGTGTCTCCTTGGCCAAGACAAGGAACACGACCAACTATGTTGTGATGGCAGAAGTGACCACATTCTCCGGGAATGTGGGCGAAGTAGAAATCAGCGAGAAGCTGGTAAACGGATTCAAGATTGCCTACACTGGCAGCGCATCTACTGTGTCCGTAAAATATGTGGTAATAGGAGGATTTGAAGCATGAATATCATTGAGATTAACGAAGGCCCGAAAATTCCTTATGAGGTCAATGGTACGAAGATTACCTTTGACGATGATTTGATGTTGAACCTGGCCAAGCGTCAGAGAGAAGAACCGGTGCATATCGACATCTGCTACAACAAGGCTCGCCAGCTGATTACTGGCACGCAGGACGCATGGGCATTTGTAGCGCAGATTGACATTCCGGCAATTGAGTACAGTGAAGGGGAAGAACCCGAACCGCTGCCGCTGGACATGGACAAAGTAACGCTCACCCTGTGGGCATTGGTATAAGGAGGTCGTAACATGAGTAACTTTGATTTATCCGCACTTGCAGTACAGGGCTGCTGCCCCGGCAACGAGATTTTATACGATGATAAAGGCATGCCGTCCATCATGGTGAAGATCCCGAAGATGACCTATGCACAGCTGGGCATGGGTGAAAGCACGGCCATCCATCCGGCGTTCATCGTTAATGGCCATGAAGTGGACGAAATCTACATCAGCAAATATCTGAACATGATTAACAACGACAGAGCCTATTCTCTGGGCGGTGTCGACCCTGCCGCAAGTCTGAACTTTGACAGAGCCCGTGCTGTCTGCGAGAACAAAGGCGAAGGCTGGCATCTGATGACCCGTATGGAATGGGGCCTGTTGGTTCGCTGGTGCCAGCACAACGGGGTTATGCCTAAAGGTAACAACGACTATGGCAAGCACAATACCGAAACGTCCTATAAAGCAATTCCGTCTATGGCCCGTGATGCCAACGGCAAGATTCAGAGAACTGCTACCGGCACCGGTCCGCTGACATGGTACCATAATCAGGAAGCTGACGGCATCGCCGACTTGTGCGGTGATGTGTGGGAATGGTCCGGTGGCATTCGTACTGTCAAAGGCGAATTGCAGATTCTGAACAACAACAACGGCGCCGATGCTTCCAATGGGCAGGGTGCTACCAGCCTGGAATGGAAAGCCATCAAGGCTTCCGACGGTACGCTCATCGACCCGGACGGTCAGGGCACTACTACCGGCTCCATTAAAATGGACTGGGTGTCCAACAAGCTGACTTATGATACCAGCATCACCGATTCTGCGCCTGGCGGTCACTCCTGCACGTTTGCGAATATTGTATGCTCTGCCAACATTGGCGACGAAGCGAAGCTGCTGTTGCAGAACCTGGGCATGTTACAGTATGGCAGCAGCAACGAACTGTTCTCCGGCCATTACGCATACTTCAACAACGCAGAAGCAGAGCGGTGCTTCTACTCCGGTGGCAATTGGCTCACCACTACCTATGGGTTGGCTTCGTTCAGCGGCAACTACGCTCGCTCGTACTCCTACGCGTTCATCGGCTTCCGCTCCGCTTATATTAAGTTGCCTGCCTGACGGCTGACGACTGCTTAGCACCACGCAAGTGGTGCGCCCCCTTTCCGCCCGTAAGGGCGGAAAATTTTTTTGAAAAATTAAAATAACGAATTTCGTTATAATCTACCAAAACTGCGATATTGTGGGATTCTTACAGTACAATGTATTGGGAGGAACGAACCATGGCCGATCGTGAAGAGTATCATAAGAAACTGGAAATTGCACAAAAGGTCGAGGATATGATTCTTTTTGCAAAGCCTTTTCTGGCGCAATTTCCACGTTCTGAAAAACATACTTTTGCGGCAACCATTGAAGCGGAAATGTACACGCTGCTTCGTTGGTGTGTAACCGCCGAATGCGGGTACAAAATGAAAACGTCCATACAGGAAATGGATGTTTCGCAGAAAACGATTCAACGGCTCATCCGCTTAGCCATGGGACAAAAATTCCTTCCCATGAAGCATTACAATTCCTGGTCTGAACGACTGGTGGAAATTGGCAAGATGGTAGGCGGACTGGTAAAGGCCGTTAACCAGCCCGCTCAACATAGGGGATAGGCTGTTGCGGTGCTTCTACTCCGGTGGCAATTGGAACAACACGACCTATGGGATGGCTTCGTTCAATGGCAACAACGCTCGCTCGAACTCCCCCACGCTCCTCGGGTTCCGCTCCGATTTATCGCCCTCGTCAGATGTTGAAAACTCAAGGGTTTTCTTCCCGTACAAGCGAGATAAAGGAGCCTGTCACCTTGCTTTAGGGCAAAAAAAGTATGCCGCCTACTCCGGCGTTCCGGTTACGGCACGGCGCCTGACAAGAAGCGGCTATTTGAGGCACGCTATATGGAAAAGCATTCGCATGTTTTTGAGCGCTTCGCAACGTTTGACAACCTGTATAACGGCTATCTCTTGGCCCGCCGTGGCAAACGGCGCAAGGGTGAGGTGCTGGAATATAGCGCACGCCTCGAAGAAAACATTTTTCGTGACCTGGGTCGGTTACAAAATAAAACCTACTGTACAGGCCATCCTCAGCCGTTCTATGAATACTTCCCGAAGAAACGGCTGATTCATTCGCTGCCGTTCAATGACCGGGTGATTAACTGCGCTGCCTACTTACAGCTGTGGCCAATCTACTCAAAAAGCTTCTATGAGCATTCCTACGGAAGCATCCCCGGAAGGGGCACCATCAAAGCAGTAAAACAATTGCAGGACTGGATGCGTCTGGTTCAGCATAAGCCCGGCTGGGTAATCGGCAAAATGGACGTGGCCAAATTCTTTTTCCGTGTTCCCCACGAAGTACAGATGCGGGAACTGGGAAAGCCGTTGGCAGATCCGGATATGATGTGGTTCCTCGAACAGGCCGTTACATGCGACGGACGTTCTTTTGGGCTTCCGTTGGAGTACGATGATGTAGCGACTGCGGAACGCATTCCCGGACGAGGCATGCAGGTCGGGTCGCTGATCAGCCAGATGTCCGCCAATATCGTGCTGACTCCGTTAGACCACTACATTAAGCGGGTGCTACGGATTCCATACTATGAGCGGTACATGGATGATATGGCTTTTCTGTGTGAGTCCAAACAACAGGCATGGGAAACGACCCAGGCTTGTGATGAATTCCTGCGTAACGGGTTCGGCTTGCAGTTGAATGACAAAACCGCTGTGATGCCGGTGCGCCATGGCACGGAGTTTATCGGCAGGATGGTGTATCTTGACCGGGTGCAGCTGCGGAAAGGTACGTCTTTGCGGATGAAACAGCATCTTGCGTATATCATGAAACACTACGCAATGGGCGAACTGGATTTAGATTATTGCATTGCGGCGTTTACGTCCTATTACCTGGGGCTGCTGCCGCAAACAAATTCTGAGGCATTGCGGGAGAAGATCTTAAACGATTTCGTACTGGTAAGGAATCTGGAGCAATATCGTGAGACAATTGGTAATGAATCTGCCGGAAAACAGCTTGAAGATTTTGCGCCTGTCGACGGGTATGGCAGTTGTGAGCCTGTATGCTGGGATAGTGGAACAGCCGATTATGAATGGTAAGACGCTGACTTCTGCAAACGTCATCAGCATAACGGTTCCGGACAGCCCGGACTTGGAGATGGACGTCCTGCACAGATGGCAGTTTTACTACAACAAGGCGCTGGAGAACGAAATCCAGTACCTGAGAGAACAGTATAAAAAGCCGGTGGACGGACTGCTGGCCACGCTGCCGCCCGACAAAAAGGCGGCTGTGGTGGACAAGGCGGAAGCGATTATCCGTTCCATTGCATCCGGTGACCGGGCCTATCTGATCAGACAGGATTTATTAAAGATTTTGAAACAGAATATCTAACATGGCCATAATGGCCAGAGCACCGATAAGGTGCTTTTTTTATTCCCAAAGGAGGTAAGCTGATATGGCTTACGACAAAAAACTGCACCTTGCGGCGGACCTGCTGGGGACCTTAATCACGGAGGCTATCAAATGGATATTTTAAAAGAGATGTGGAAAAGCCTGAATGCTTCGGGGGTATTGAAATCCGTCTTGGAATTCCTGCCGGCGAAGCTGGCGGCTTCTGCCGTGGCCATGAGCATGATGGACGTCGGGCTGGTTTTCGTTTGCTTCATCGCCCTGGCGGTCATCGATATCATCACCCGATGCATAGCGCAAAGCGCCCTGCTGTGGGAACAGACATACGGGAAAGGATTCACTGAAAAACGTGGGAACATCATGGCGTTTATCCGCTATATCCCATCGGCGCACCGGTGGCGGTACATTGACAGTGGCGCCCTCCGGGATGGATTCTTTTCGAAGATACTTTCTTACATGCTCATGATAATCGTCGCCTACGTCGGCGATTTTATTGTCGGGCATCACGGCATCCCGAAGTTGTTCGGCTCGTTGATTATCGCCGTTCTCACATTCACGGAGGCATTGTCTGTTTTGGAAAATTTGGGACAGGCTCATGTGGGCGTGGCCAAAGAATTATGGGCGTTGATTAAGAAAAGGAAGGAGGCTATCAAATGATTAAGGAAATTCAATTTCAGCGTAGGAAGAAAACCATCTACGCCATGGACGAAAACTACAAAGTCGTTGGCCAGTGGCCTTGCCGGGATGAATTCGTTGCCGGGTACAATGCCAATGGTGACCCCCGTGGTTCCCTGCCGAACGGCCTGTATACGCATGTGTCGGCAGAGATTACCAACGGAAAGTACGGCCCGGCATACGGCAACTTTTACATCACCAGCGGCGACCCCCGTGGGCGTGATATCCACGGCGGCGGTTCGGGCCTGCCGGACCCGTATGCTGATTATCAGGGTTGGGTGCCAACCTTCGGGTGCTTGAGAATGCAAAATGCGGACGGCGTGGAGCTTTCTCAGATGATTATTGACAGCGGCAACGATGTTGAGCTTACTGTTGTGGAGGGCTATTGATGTATGATTATCTTCGATGGATTCGGGCAAACAGAGAAAAAGCTGTTACTGTTGGTATTGTCATTGCTTTTCTGCTGGTGGCTGTTTGCTGGTTCAGCTACATGTTCGGCCTCCGGAACACCGGAACCGATGTACCAGATAACGGAGTCAGAGTTGACGACG